GTACTCGGTGACCTTTGTGACCCAGCCGATCAAGTCAATGGGAGCCATAGACTTGATCGGCTGGGTCACAAAGGTCACCGAGTACAAAAGTGCAATCACAATGAAGCAAAGGATCAGCGTAACCACCGCGACCACAAAGCCCCAGATTCGGACTTCAAACTCTTCAGTTGTTAGGTTTGGTTTCTGGCTGGACATCATTGATTTTTTTCTCCAGGATTGGTGCGACCAAGTATTCGGGACACTGCTGCGTAAATAGGCACTTAGGTTTTTGACACTCTTCAGCATGGAAGTAATCTGGGTTTTGGCATTTGTATCGATAGCGGTCTTCACAGCCAGCCAGCAGTAATATCAGTAACAGATATCTCATTTGCCAAGACCAACCTTTCCAAGTAATAAGTTCACGATCTTGTCGGACAGATCGTCTGGCAGAAATTTAAGAAACCCAAGAAAATAAAGCGCCACAACCCCATAGACAAAAATCTTGAGGCATAAGTCAAAGGTCTTCTGGTACTCATTCACCGACCGCACCTTCTTGTTGTGGCACAGAACTCCATCAACTCATTCACGCCAACAAACACCAAGAACAAAACAAAAGCCACACCGCCAATGATCATGGCCAGCTCGTTCATCTCATCCTCTTTGGCTTTGGCTTCTTTTTCTGCTTTCTTTAAAGCGCTTAGTTCTTTAGCATCGGCCAAGTCCATCTCGGCCTGCCTGGCTTTGATCTTGTTCCAGACATCGATCTTGCCGGTCTGCATGAAGAGCATCTTTAGCTCTTCTTCAAATGCCCTGGCTTGCTCAAGCGCCATCTCGATCTGCAACGCTGTCCCCATGTTGGAACCCTTGCCAGACTGCTTGGCTTGCAGCATGGCTTTGGTGGCCACAGACTTGGCATCAAACATCTTGCCAATCATTGGGGCAAGAGAGCCTAAGTCATTGGCCACCTTGCTGGCCTTCTTGACCATACTGATTGCTGACTGTATGCCAGCAAGTGCTGTCATCGGATCAATCATTTTCTATCTACCTTTTTCCATTCAATACAGTAGACCTTTCGGTTGTACACATCGCCAACCCAGACCCACTTGATACATCTGTATTCGATAGATACAGCCAGAAAAATTATTGAAAGCACCATGCTATGAAATAGGTGCCGGCAATTAACATGCAAGTCACAGCGGCTGCAGCAACGAATGCTTCAGCCCAGTCGCTCATAACCCAAACATTTTTTTTACAAACTCAGCGGCTACACCAGGGCCAAGCAGCACAGCAAGCATCACCGCATAAAGCAAGTATTCAATCTTGGTCATGCGTTTATCCCCATCCTTTAAAGATGAGGCAATGGCGCTGTATCGCTCGGCACAGATAGCTTCATGCACGGCAAGCCTTTTATCAACGTCGGAGTCCATGATTACCCAATCGTAAGTTATGGATTTTGTACTATATCTATTCAACTAATTCTTCAACTGGAGGCCAGTTAGGATTTAAAGCAAACCCATCTTGCCAAATGTATTTGTGGTATTGAAAGTCGGCAGGGGGTGTCCCTTCAACAACACGATATCCGCTAATAATGTGTTTTGGAACAACAATATCAGGGTAACGAATTTCAGTATCCGTTTCCTCAAAGTCTCCCAACTTACAAATATGCTCTCCAACAATCAGAATTTTCATTTTGAATCCTTATACGTTTGCAATACGAACCAAGCTAAAACGCACATTTGTACTACCTTCAGTTGGGTCTGTAAGTGCGCTTACTCCGCTATCAGGGGCTGTTCCAGTTTGCACAAATATGGCTCTAGATGAATCTAAATCTATTGATTCCTGTGCGCCAACGCCACCGCCAAGTTGAAAGTCTTTGAAACCACTTGACCCCAAAAAACCGTTAGTTGTTGTTGCAGACACTGGAACAATTGTTTGATTACCACTGCGAAAAGCAACCAAAAATTTACCAAGATTAAAATAATATCTTGCCGCAATAGTAACTGCTGAAGCCGCTACTGTCGTAGCACCGTAGTTTTTCTTTACAACGTAGTTTGGCGTGGTGTCTGTTGTCCCACGCATAATTTTGCCGTATGAAGCCCCAATATTGCTGTTAGTTTGGTTTGTCATCCAACTAAAAAAGTTTGTAGTAGCGCCTTGAAATCCAAATAGATTAGTTGCCGCCCCGGGGTTGGTTTGAAAATTTAGTCTTTTGTAGTTTAGAACACCGGGGGCAACATAAACAATGCCATACAAAACAGCAGGAGAGCCAGAACTTGTTGCGAATGTGTTGCAAGTACTTGTGTCAATTAGACCTATTACTGTTGTATTGTTTGTTGAACTTCCAGTATTGGAAAAATACTGGTCTGATGCTAACGATGAGCCAAGCGTGTATGCAAAAGTTTCAATTGCTGGGCCATCTATATAGGTCAAAACAATACGACTTGCAGTCAAGGATAACTGTTGGGGGTTAACGCCTGTATATGCTACATCTCGGGATGTTGGAGCCGCATTTCCAGTCGCAGGAAATTCAACTGCCCAAATTCCGTTGTTAGTAGGACGAGTTGCAAGAATAAACGCACGGGAACTGTACGTCATACTTACAGAATTTGCTAAAGACCCACTAGCGGTACGAAAATTATTTGCATTAACTGACCAGACGCCTCCTGATATAGAAGCTGTAAATGCGTAACAAATACCCGTAGTACCGGAATTAAAAATAATACCAAAACCAATAGTTGATGACGTAATAACAGTTGCGGCTATTCCTAAATAGGTATTTACTGTACCAAGAGCACCAGTTGAATATTCTGTTCCTACTGTTCCAGTTGTTCCAGAGGCTCCTACGTCAATAGAATTTCCTTGCCATGTACCAGTAGTTGTTGAACGGTACAAATAAACATAAATGTTAGTACCTGTTAAATTCCCAGATGTTAATTTTGCGGCATCAGTAACACCAATATCGTTAACTGGTTTTTGGTCAAATCTTAAAAGTGTATTGACCGCAGTTGTAGAAATTGTTGCGGCAGTGCCTACAGTGGGGGAAGCAATAGTTGAAAGGTCAACAATAAACGATGAAAAAGTTGTACCAGTAAAAGTTGTGACTAAAAGCCTATTTCCAGTTACCGCTCTTGCTTCTACAAACGTTTCACTTGCAGATACACCAGTCAGCGTTCCAGATGTAACTGTATCGCCACTAATGGAAAAGCCTTGTATGGATACAGTAAAACCGCTTGATGGGGCGACAATGGCAAACCTAGTAGATGAAAGTCTAATAAGCTGTCGAATATTGTCATTAAACATTGTCTGTACTTGCGCAACTTCTGTGGAAAAGCAAGCATCTTGGTTGAGTATCCATGAGCCAGCCGCTGTTGCTGTGCTATTCAAACCAACTTGAACTTGCAAACTTGCTGGAACACCGCCAATAGCTACGTTGGTTGAGTCTTCAATCAAAATTGGAAAGTTACCAACATTTCGGATTAAGTATGCCGAACCACTTGCAGACAAAGTCGTTGCGTTTGGCAACACTACTTTAATTCCAAACGCTTGTGCATCAATCTCAATCGTAGCGTTGCTTGTAGATGTCAGTGTGTACGTTGTGGCTGTTGTGACGTTGGTGTATACGGTGACACCAGAACCAGAAGATGCTATTGTTGACCATGTAGGTGCTGCACCTGAGCCACCAGAAGTTAATACTTGTCCAGATGTTCCTGATGCACCAGTAACAGTTAACGCAGTAGTCAAATTTGCTGATGCAATTGTTGGTGCAGTCAACGTCTTGTTTGTCAGTGTCTGCGTCCCCGTCAATGTGACATCGCCAGCGCCTATGTTCGTCCTGGCTGTTGTCGTATTAGCCACATCAGACAAGTTGTTGGCAGCCGCCAGGTAACCTGATCCAGACACATAGGCCGCGACCCATGCGCTGCCTGTCCAGAGTTGCATTGCACCAGACACGCTGTTGAAATACAAAGCGCCAGCGACTAATGCGTTGCCGTCATTGTCAACAGTGGGGTTGCTTGTCTTTGCACCCAGATAGCGATCATCAAAACTGTCATAGGCCGCTAGTGTTGCGTCGCGTGCAGACTCTGCAGCAGTCTGTGCGGTCGCTGCGCTTGACGCGCTAGTAGCAGCGTTTGTTGCAGATGTAGAAGCATTGCTTGCACTGGTTGACGCATTGGTCGCCTGGGTAGTGGCAGTGCTTGCAGAGTTTGCCGCGTTAGTTGCAGACGTAGACGCACCAGAAGCAGACGTGCTTGCATTGCTTGCTGAGGTACTGGCATTGCTGGCCGATGTGCTGGCAGCGCTGGCGCTGCTGCTTGCACTTGATGCACTTGATGCAGCTGCTGTTGCACTGGTGCCTGCGTTGGTTGCTTGTGTGCTTGCCGTTGATGCCGAGCTAGAGGCAGCGCTTGCAGAACTAGATGCATTACTGGCCGAGGTCGAAGCATTGCTTGCCTGGGTGCTTGCTGTACTAGCCGAGCCAGAGGCTGCCGTCGCAGATGTAGAAGCAGCAGACGCACTGGTCGAGGCAGCCGAGGCAGATGTCGCTGCGTTTGTTGCGCTTGTACTGGCAGCAGCTGCGTCAACCAACAAGCTGAACTTTGCCGCATCAGCGTTGGTTCCAATTGGCAATGACCCGCTTGATGTGTGCTGAACAATAACTTGCCAGATGTTGTTGTTGGTTGTGTCTTTGATGATGTCTCGGACGTAGTAAAGCGTGCCGCTTGCCCAATTGCCACGATTGGTGCCCAGGGTGTCAGCAATGACTGGGTTGCCGTTAGCATCAAAGCCTAGCGCCTTGTTAGCGCGCAAGCTTGCCCGTGGTAGCGTCATGTTGATTGACGTTGGATCGGTCTGCGGTGCGCTCAATGCACGCTGTAACCCTTCGGCATTCTGCTGTGCAAAGATGGTCTGCTGATCCATCTCATCATTGACCGTGTTGGCAAAGAAGTCGCCACCAGTTACAAAGTCTGTAGTGCGCTGTATATTTCTGTTGCCCACAATAGCAATCTGTGTCGCACCAGTTGGTGCAGCCACCAGGGTAATTGAGCCTGTGCCGTTAGATGCAATGGTTACCGTGTAATCGGTGGTTAAGGTCAGCAGCGTGTCGTCTTTGAAAACAGCAATGTCAGTGTTTGCCAGAATCTCAAAGGTGAACGCATACGGGCCAGTGCCACTGGCCGAGTAAACAACTCGACGGGTTACGTTGGAAATTGTAATTGGCATGATTCAATCCTTCCTAATGGAAATTGTACGATTTTTCTAAGGTTTGTAATAGAGGCCATTAGCCTTGCGCAGCTCAACCATCTCAGCAATCCTTGCCTGCAGCGCAGGGTCTTCTTGCTTAAGCTGGCCTTGAGCTGCCTGCATGTATTTACTGTGAACAGACTGCACTGTCTTCTGTTGGTCATCTAATGACAACATTGTGAAACCAGGCGACAGCATGACATCCATGATGCCTTGCTTAGATGGCAGCTCTTTGCCGTAGATTGTGAGCAATCGGTTGTATTGCTCAGCCGTCATCTCGACACCGTCCACCTTTTTGTCTGGCATGCCAACGGGTGAGCCAATGCGCACCAAGGCATCATCAACCAGGCTGAACTGTGCAGGGCTTACACGGGTTGGCAGCACCAGCTCCATGGGGTTGCCACGGCTTGTCAGCACTGGGTCGCCCCAAAGGTTCAATGCCTCTGGCAGATCCGAGTTGAAGTAGGGCAGGCGTGCTTTGTATTTGTTAAACGCTTCAACAAACCCACGCACACCCATCGGCAGCTCAGGATCTGCGCGTGTGTCCTTCCTGGTTGGATCAGACAGACGCGATATACCAGCAACTAAAGAACTGTAAACGCCAGCTGGTGAGCCGCCTATGACAAACCCGCCAAACTGCTTGACCAGGCCATCGACAATCTTCTTGCCATCAACAGCGCCTTGCTGGTTGGTGCCGATCAGCTTGGCCACGTCAGCCACACCCTGCAGATAGGGCTGTTCTTTGATGTATTCGTACAGGCCATATGTCGCGCCCAGGAACACCTCTTCTACTTTGCTGGCATCGGGCTCGTACTTTGCGTATTCAGCGTAGTCGGCAGCAATGGCCATCAAAGCGGAGACTGGCTCCATGCCCTGGTAGCTGTAGTAACTGTCGCCAACCTTGATGGAGTAGGGCATCCAGCCGTCACGCATGAGAGCCTCGCGGTCTGCTTTGCGCTCTGGGCCGCGACCAGTGATGTGGCCCTCGGCTGACAAGGCAGCGTAGGTGGCCAGGAAGGCCGATCCCAGTGTGACCTTGGCCAAAGCCATGTCGCGGTAGATGCCGCCCTTAGCCACCTCTTCACGCCACTGTGAAGACAGCGGGGCAAACGGTGTGCGCTCAATCACTTGCAAGCCAATGTTGGCTGGTGTCTTAAAGAACGGCACCACAATTTTTAGCAATGGGTGGTTGAACACCTCTTGCAAATTCTTAAGCGCTGGTGGCAGCTCGGCAGTAAACGTGCCTTTCTGGGCAAACAGCATGGCCGCTTCGTCCAGGTCTCGCGGTGGGTTTGTAAATAAACCCTCAACCTCAAGCGATGCCTTGGCCATAGCGTCTGTCTCAGACAAGCCAGACTCAACGCCTTCGCGGTAGACAACCTTACCCCTGCGAGTGATCTGGGTGTTCAGCTCCATGCGGTACAGCACACCCTTGAAGAATTCATCTTCTGTTAGCAGCGCTCGACCAGGAATGGTTACAGCTGTGCCGTAGTAATCTATGGCCTTGGCAAACCACTTGTCTTGCTCAATACCAAACGCGCCAGAGCTGATCGTGGGTTCATTGCCGCCACGCTGCATTTCAATCTTGCTCATCAGATCGCTGGGCGCGTTGTTCTTCCAGGCAGTGCTGGCCAACTGCATACCTTCGACGATGCCATTGCGCAAAGACTGCACCATGGTCAACGCCTCGTCCATGCCAACCTTTTCGGCCTCGGAGCCTGGCACCAATGACCTCCAGCTTCGCACGCCAGTTGGCAGCACGTTGCCGTACATGGCCGCGACCATGCGCTCAGGTATTTGATAGGCACCAAACAATGTGTTTGACACCACGTTCTTGGCGTGCGATACAGGTGAGGACAATAGGCCGTTGATATAGGTGGTAAACCAGACATCCTTCACGCCAGACATCATTGACTTTTCAATCATTGCATTCTGGGCAGCGCGAGACTCTAGCGACAAATAGCTCTTTGCCATGTCTTGCAAGGCACCGTCACCACCGTACTCATCCAAGACTTGGCGAATGACTTGGGCGTTGCCGTCGCGGGGGATGCGAAACACGGCCAAAGATCGAGCTGTCTCGGTCTGGATACCCTTGACACCCTTTTGGATTAGGCCGTGGAAGGCCACTTGCTGACGCAGCATGAGCTTGTCAGCGTCAGTGGCCATGCCAGAGTTGACCAGCTTAAACAACTTGTCTAGCTCATTGGCACTCGACTCCAGCACTTCCAAAGCTTTATAGGTCTCGACAGCGTTGGCCATCATCTTGCCGTCAGCACCAATCAACCTGGTCAAGAATGATTCGCCAATGCCAGACTCAGCAGCCTTGGCCTTGATCTCATCAAACGTCACAGCCTTGGTTCTGATGTTCAGCGCATCGGCCACACCAGCCACAATGCCTGCAGCATCCTCGGTCTGGTAGCGCGACAAATTGAATGGCTCATCAGGTGAGCCACCGGGCTTGCCTTGAGTAATGCCAAATGTCTGCCTGCGACTAACGGCTGCACCGACAGTGTCTGTCAGTGTTTGGTCTGCTTCTGGAATTAGTTTGTAACGGCCAGCTTTTGATGCTTCTGGCAAAGAGCCTTCGGCTGCACGCGCAGCTTCTGGCACCAGGTTGCGCTCGGCCTTGGTGCCTTGGCGTGTAACCAGTTTGCGAATGGCTGCTTCCATGGGGCCGGCAACCTGTATGCCCTCGGTCATGCTGGGTGTACCAGGCTTGTCAGCGGTGAGGACTTCGGTGTCCATTTGTGCCGGGTCGGCAGGCATGGGTTCCAGCTTGGTTGGATCGGCTGGTGCTGCAGCTGGTGCAGCGGCAGGCAAGATGCTGCTTAGGCGTTGATCAAGTGGTTGAATGGCCATCACTTAGCTCCAGACTGCGGAGCGCGACGGCTCCCGGTTACTTGTTTGCTTGTTCCTGAGTCTTCTTGACTGAGCCGGTCAGATATAAGCCCTCTAGACTTTGGCTTGACTTCCCTGCTTGTATTTGGTTGCGCAACATTTGCACCGCTGGGTGATTGCTGCCCAGGCGCTGTTCCCGTTCCTTCAACATTTCTTCCAAGGTAAGCATCGTAGTCACTCCTAAAATAGACTTTGGTGTCGTACCACAGCACTCTGGCATCTGATACGTTTCCATTATCAATTATATCTGTAACTACTTTATCAAACAACCTTTGTTTTTCAGCCATTATTGCGGCCCTGTTGCCCACGGTATACGCATCATCAAACTCAGGGATATATTGGAAACGCAGGCCATTTAGCCCAGCAGTCTCTGCACCACCAGACTTTGCCTGCACGTTGACGCGGTCGCCAAACCTCATGTCTGTCACATAGGTAAACCCATCAACGCCATATTCCCGCAGCTTGGCCGTAACTGCAGCCATTTCGGCTGGGGTAATTTTTTGCTTAAAGTAGATTTCAACGCCTGGTCTACTGTTGGGGCCGGTGCCGCTGTTCATAACCTTGGAAATAAACACAGCGTCTTGATCGTAGGATTTGCCTTGCTCAACCAAGCGACGCTCAAGCGCAGCAGGGTTAAAGTTCTGCCTGGCCACGAACTCAGCATTTAAAGCTCGCTCAGTCTGGCCCATAAATGAGCCGTATGTGTTTGCCAGGTTGTATGTAACCACGCTCTTATCGTTGCGCACAACATCATCAAACTCAGCTGCCAACTCGGCTTGCGCGTAATTGCTCATGGGTTTACCAGGGCGCTCACCAGATACACCCAAGGCATACCGATCAACATTGGCCTTGGATGCCATCAGCTCTTTGCGCATTTCTTCTTTGTTTGCAAGATCCTGTTCGCGCAATGGACTGACCCGGTAATCGTAAGCCTGTTCACCCATTACCGTTTCACCCTTACGCCTGCCGGGCGGCTGGAATGATGCGTTAATACCTTTGCGTAATTCATTTACTCTTGTTTGATCTGTGGCACCAGCAAGAGACATTTCATAATCAAGCGAGCCACCTTCACCGGCCTTGGTTGTCCAGTTGTTGCTTGTCCACTTTTCTTTTTCAATAAACCACGCGACAGCTTGCAGATCATCTGGGCCAAGATTCCCGATGTCTGGAGCAACATTTTTGATAATCCCGCTTTTGTTGATTTCGTCTGCTGCTTCTCGGAATACGTCTTGGCCAAAGCCAAACTCGCCACTAACTTTTGGATCAAATAAAGTTGACCCTTTAGAGTGAGCGCCACCCACACCTTTTTCTGCTGGCGGTGGGATTCTTGGCAAGTCGGCCAACCGTCGCAGCATCCTGGCTGCCCAGACATCAATGGTTGCCTCATTAGTCAAGCCAATTAAATTGCCAGTAAAGTTAGGAGTCTTAGGTGAATCCCCAGCTTTGATTGAGCGAAACATGTCAAGCAAAGCGCCCATGGTTGCCGGGCTGTTTGTATTAAACAATTTACCGGCATCACTCTTGATCAATTCAAAATCACCGGCTTTGTCTAAAGCTGTCAAAGTTTCGGGATCTACTGGCTGACCTTTAGCAATCCTTTGCTCAAGGGCTGCTAGCGTTTGATCGTAATCACCTCGGCTAAATTTAGTGAGAACTGTTACAGCGTTTTTAAAGTTTTGGCGTACGTCTGTTTGTGCTGACGTTGTGCCTAATACATCTGCAAACACATCACCAATGCCGCCAAACTCAGAGCGCAATCTGTCGCGCATGGTTCTGTACCAGCTGGCTTCTGCCAAAATATCCAGCGCAGCTTTATCTCCGGCACCCGCACGGTCAACAACAGTCTGCACTTCATCTAAAACACGCGATGACATTGTGGCTTGCCATGCTTCAACTGGCACATCTGCTGGCGGTGTATGAAAGTCATACGGTATTGCTTTTGGCTCAACTTCGACTTTTATGTATTTGCCTGCTTTGTCAAATTTTGGCTGTACTTTGTTGATTTCAATTGGGGCCCATCCATCAGCCTCTAGATAGTTTGATTTAAGGTTTGTTGCCACATCAGTGGCTTCTTGCTTAATACCTTGTTTGCGGCCAGCACCAGCGCTTATGACGGCTTTTTCCTGTCGGTTTAAAGCTGGGGCTTGCATGCTGCCTGGGCCAGACTCAACAATGCCCAAACCACGGGCAGGCATACCGCTTCTTTCCAGCGCATTCATAGTCATCTCGGCTGCTTTTGGAATTAGTGGCTTGGCAGCTTTGACCGTACCGGCCACGCCTGGAATCAGTCCTAGTACAGCGCCACCAGTTTGCATGGCAGCTGTGCCGTAGTTGCCTTGCTGTGCTGATGTGATTGCATCCTCACCCATACGCACAGCTTCTTGTGTTTGCAAGCCAGTACCTAGAAAGGGCACAACGTCTGCAAAACCAAGGTTTAAAGGTAGGTTGCTACTAGGGCCGCCTAAAAGGGTTTGCGCGTTCTGACGGGCTTTATAGCGATCCACGCCCATGCCTTCAAAACCAGCCTGTAAAAAGCTGGCCAGGCGCTCTCGCACCGTAGGGTCGTACTCTTTCATCGTGTCAGGTGAACGGCCACTGTACGCACTTTCCGGCAAACCCCTAGATCCAACCTCGGCCACGAGGATGTCGCCAGGTCGCTGGCCAGGAGCCATTGGTCTGTCAGGCTGTGCTGCCGTATCAGGCTCCATCGGTTCTGTTGGAAACTGTACTGCCGTCAGAGCCGACAGATATTTGTTTTCAATTGCATTGAAGGCCATTACAGATTCCCTTCTGCCTGGTCAAGCAGACGCTTAATTTGTGTGATTTCTTGTGGCTTGAGCTTTTTGCTTTGCTCTAAAGCAGGCAGGGTATCGCGTGTGATTTTGCCGCCAGCCTTCTTTTCCCAGACAGTCTCAAGCGTGCGCTGGGCAGCCTTAGCCTGCTCAGTGTTCCGGCTGGTTTCAACCTCTTTTGAGATCTGGTCAAGAATTGCCTTGGGCTGCAAAAACTTGCCTTCGGCTGTGGCTTGTGACTGGATTGCCTGGGCCTTTGACTTTAGCTGCTGTAGGCGCTGAAACTCTTGGCCTTTGGGATCAATGATAGTCACTGCACCAGGCGTGGTCGGAATGCCAGCCAATCTGGCCAGCCCCGTATTTAGCTCTTGCCCGTCGCGTCTGTCTTCACCCATGAAGAACTTCAGCGCTCCGACCTTTTGCTTTGCGTTTAATGTGTTGTTGCCCATGATCTGCTCAGGGCTAGTCACGGTGCCATTGAAGATGCCGTTCAATATGTTGAACTCAGCAAGCGGGTTGCCCTCTTTGCTTGGCTCCAGTAAGTCTTTAAGTACACCCAGCGGCACAGCGTCTGGTGATCTTCTTGCAAGTGCTGCAATATCGTTGGCAAATTGTTTGCGCGTTGGGCTGCCTTCTGGGGCTGCAACAGCCTTTTCATACAGCGGCACAAACTCTAGGACGGCTGCACGTTTGTCAGCTGCAATCTTCGTGTTAATGGCAGAGTTACGCGCATTTACAGCAACCATGTAGTTGGCAGAAACTTTTTCTATGCTGCCATAGTCTGACACCAACATGCCCTTGACCAGGTCGCTCATCCGGCCCACATTGCCAACTTGAATGTTTTTAAGTGTGGCCTCGGTGTCGGCCATTGCGGTCTCGTCTGTAAGAAGAAACTTAGTTACAGCATTGATCTTGGCTCCCTTAAGAGCTGCTTCAAACTTATCGCTGTATTGTTTTTGTACTTGTACATCACCAAGGAGCAAAGCACTGGTGGTAATTGTTGACCGATACACATCAGCCAAATCCTCAATGCTGCGCTTTTGCTGTGTTTTTGGATCAACCCAGAAACCTTGTGACACAGCTGCTTCAAGCAATCGTGTGCTGTTGTCAAAGTCAGCATCAAACTTAGCCAGGCGCTGCGCTTTCTCTCGCTTCATCTCAAACTCAGCTGCCTTGGCCAGCACGGTGTTGCCCATGGTGGCACTGGTGGCTCTAAACTTAAGTGAAGCTTCTGGGTCAATCTGGGACAAGCTGCGGCTAAATCCATCCATCATGGTGGTCAGCTTGTTTTGCACTTGCTCGGTAGTAGCCTTACCCATTTCCACTGCGGTAAGCATGCCGGTCATCTGGCTTCGAGCTTCCATCTCAAACGTACTGGACAGCTCAAATGATCTGGCTTTGCGCACCGCCTGGTCAAAAATGTTCAGAGCGCCACCAGACTTCATTGCGCCCAGGTCGCCCATCTTTGCCGCCTGCAGCTGCTCATCTGTCAAAGGGTTGTCGGCAGCGTACTGCAACCCAGCCTCACTGGCTGCCGTCTTGGCAATGCCAAACAGCTGGTTGCTTAGTCGATCCAAAGTCTGAGCCACAGTACCTTGGTATTGAGCTGCAGCCTTTAGGCCCACATAGTCAACTTGCGGTGCATTGACAGTTGGCAATACAGCACCAGGAATGCCTGCTGCCTCGACTCTGCCGGACTGAAGGAGTGGTAGGTCTGCCATGGTTTAACTTGTAAATGGGTTTCTAACAGTCTGAGCAAAGTTCAGACCACCTTGCAGTAGTGTTGCACCTGAGAGTACGCCACCACTTTCCACAGCGTATTTGCCGGCCAAACGCATCTGGCTGGCTTGAGCTTCTGCTGCACTCATTGTCAATTCAGCCTGTTCTTTAGATGCCAAGATCATTGCACCAGCATCCTCAAATCCTAAAATTCGAGCAGTCAAAGCATTAAGGTTTGACATGCCTACGTCGCGGTAAGTAGCACTTACATTGGCAAGCTGGACATTAGCAGCAGATCCTTCGTTGTAAACAATGCCATTGGCTGCAGCACGGGCACGCACAGCCGCATTAGAGCGCTCCATGCCTCTCAGCAAAGTGTTGCCTTGAATGGTGTAGTTCAGCGCCTGGCGCTCGGCAGAGAGCAGCTTGCGACCAGCTTGGATGGCCGCATATTTTTGATCTTGATCGGTGCGCAGCTGTGCCAGGCGTAATGTGTCTAAAGCCTGTACCTCGTACAAACCCTGCTGATATATGGCAGCAGTCTTTTGAGCGCCAGCTGCTGTAATGGCTGTAGCCAATTGCAAGTAAGGTGCAGCTGCATTCATGCCAGACTGCAAACCGGTAAACACTGTACCAGCCACGCTTGCTACTTTGCTTCCAGCATTGATGATGCTGGCCCAGTCAGTGCTATTAAAACTAGTGTCAAACACCCCACCTGCGTTTGTGAAAGCCGTGTCCCAAGAAGAAATTCCAGACTGGACATTCTCTCCAAGAAACGCACCATCAGTAAAAGTAAAGCCTTCTCCCATCATGTACCTCCAGTCACTGCGATCTTGTACTCAAGACCAAGCAGGGTCATCTTGAGCGGCAAGCTCTGTGAAATTTCTATACTCGCTTCTCGGCTGTAACCAAGCACGCCATTGACGCGCTTGCTGCCGGTAAAGGTAGGCTCAGGCAAGTTGAGCAACGGGTTGTCAAATGTGCGGAATGGCACAGGGTTTTGGTTTAGCGCAAGGTGCTGCGTGTTGTCTACCAAAGCATTGATCTCGACAATGCGCTTTTTAAAACCAATCCTGGTGCCTGTTTGCAGCTTGACCTCAACTGGCATGGTCTTGGCAAATACGGTAAACGGCAGGCCGACCTCGTAACTGGTCGTAGACTCGCGGTCAAACGTGACAGCCCCACCGCCACTTACAGTTTCATTGCCCTGCGGAACGCCATCACAAATGACGTTAAGAGCTTTGCCAATGTGTGGCAACCCAGACCCAACACCGCCTGCTGAACCGCCAATAAAAGCACAATCAGTAAATCGATCAAAGCTAAACAGCTCGACAAAAAATTTGTTGGTGCTGTTGAATGTGCGTCTGACAACTGCATAGATGTCGGTCACATCGATGCTGACATCCTTAAACAATCCGTCAGTAATGAACTCAGAAGGCGCGGTAATTTGCTGCGAGCGCATGATACTAAACGCAGCCATAGTGCCATCATTGTCATTGACCATCAAAAGCAAGTCGCCTTCGTCTGTGCTGTTAGCCCGACGCAAAGCCATCCTGGTTGGGCCTTTAAGCAAGTGGCCAGCAAGCAAGGAGATGCGCTGCGTCACATACGTCAGCTGCGTATCAGAGAATAAGAACTCGTTGATTGACTTACCCTGGCGCTGGATGTACACAGTGCCAGACTCTAGGGACTGCACACGGGTGCCAGGCTTAATGCCATTACGGCTCACGCCCTTAAAGGTCAGGGTAAGCGGGGTGATCGGCTCGGTACCAGCTTGTGGCACATAGAACTCAGCGCCAGTTGTAAACACTTGCAAGTCACGGCCAGAGATCATGTCAACGATGACGTTGAGCGAGCTGGTGTCCAGGGTGGCTTCAACAGCATCATCATCAAATGCCTCTGTTGGCATGAACTCATCAAAGATTCCAATCTTGCTACCCCAAATTGTGGATGGGCGAGACTTAGAGCCACCAAAGTACAGACGGCCCTCATGGAAAGTCACTGTGCGTGGCCACCCCTTGCCGCTGCTCCACACATCTTCGTAGCCTGATTCGATCTCCCAGCTGCCCTGGGCAATGTTACTGGTGTCAAAAAATGGATACTCAGTGACGGCTTTGACAGAAGTAACTGAGATGTACTGAATGATCCGCGCACGGCCCTGGGGTGATGCGTTGATGTATTGACCAACACTACCCGCGCTAAATGCTGAGTGCTGCGATGTCAACGTCACATTGCCAGAGACAGCGCTGGGCGTTAAGTGGCCAGCTGTCGGAGTTGTTGTTGTTAGGGTAAACGCATATTTTGGGATGTTTGAAAACGTATTTGTACTGATTGTCCAACTCGAATCAGTACCGCCTCGCACTAGCCTAACAGGGGCCAGGTCAGGGTGAACGATAAACATTGTGTCAGCAGACTGAGTCCAGTTGAGCTGACTAAGCATTGCGCTGGTGACACCAGTAGAAAGGTATGGGTCGGCACCACCGTTGATGGCTGTGATCTGAACACCGTCTTTAAAGACGTACATGCGCTGATGGACAAAGCAAAGCATGTAGCTGTCGTCAACACTAAATTCAAACGGCACCAGGCGTACACCATCTGCTGCAGAGCTTGGCAGCTCAGCAATGTGCTTTAGACCAGGACGACGACGAATGCCGCCTTGAGGCTGCACAACAACATTGGTAGCCTTGGCCAGCGCGTTGTTGTACTGAGCCAGATCGATGCGCGAACGCAGCAATGGATCTAACTCGCCAGAGCTAAAGTTGGTTTGGATGTCAACAAAGCGTGGCATCAGCCCCTCACTGCGATAAGGCTGAAGTCTTCAATCACGCGAGTAGGCGTGCCCTGGCCATCGATGTTCATGGCTGTACGCATGTAACCACCACGGCCATTTTCAGCAGGGCCGCCAACAGCAACGCCTTGCCAGTACCCAGCACGGTCGCTTTGCTCGGTGATCGGCATGGCCAAGTGCCAGGCCATCATGTATTTAAGAAGCTGAACAAAGTATTGCGGCATTGCAAACTCACCCAAGCTGTACTGGTAGTCCAAGTAAACAGCAGGGAGGTTTGTCAAAAGCTTGTCGCCCTGGATTTCCCAGTCTTTGTTTGCATAGGAATTTTGCGCTGCGCTTGCATAGGCAGCACGAACGGTGCCAAGCCTGTCACCTGGCAGCTGATACTCATAGCGCCAGATTGAATTTGGGGTGGTGATCAGCTGAGCCAGCTGAACCTTTTTAGTGTTAAACGTCCACGGGTAAGTGGTCAACACAGAGTCACGAATGTCGGGATATAGGCGGTCGCATACGCTGGCCGCATCGGTGCCATCATTAAATGACGTGATTGACTTTGCACCCAACATCAGCAGGGCATCAGAACATATTGAAACGCCAGTATCGCCAGCAGCCATGTGAACCTCTCAATGTGAGAAGGGCCAACCTCCGAGTGATCAGAAGTTGGCCCGTCGTGTTTCCTGATCCGATTAGTCGGTGTCAGTTGCAGTGACGGTCACACCGTCAGTGATGTCAACCACGCCAGAGGCGTTGCTGACCACATAAGCGGTAGACATTACTGGAGTGCCACCCGTTGCTGAGTAACAGAAAATAATGTCGCCAACCTTGAGGATTGATGACACTGAATCAAAATACCCAGATACACGAATTACTGTCTGTGCGTCAGTAGATGCATATGTGTAAATTGATGGTGCGTTACCAGCTTTTGCCTGGCCGCCAACGGTATTAAAACCAGTAGATGAGAAAGCCATTTTGTGACCCTCCTATTAAGCTGCAGCCGCTGTATCGCGTGCAGTGATTTTGACGATACCCTCGACATCAATCGCTATGGCACCAGCAGAGAACAAAGCATTCACAAGGTAGCTTGTTTTCTCGGGGACATAGTTGATTTCAGTGCGAGGAGCAATGCCTTCTGCGTAGCCGATGGCATCGCGGTGGAAGGCAAACAAGGTGCGGTCGCTAGAACCGTCGATGGGCAAGCCACCTTCAGTACGATCACCCAAGACGTGGAACGTGAAGCCCATGAACTGGTTGATCTCGCCTTGAACCAACGCCTTAACGGTGTTGAAGTCCGAGCTGGTTACCGAAGTCTGCTCCAACATTGATGCCAAAGAGTTAGCATGAATGATGATGTTGCGACCTTCAGAAGGCACGTTCTTGGTGTTCAAGATCTTTGCGGCTTCGCGCAGCTTGGAAATATTCATGTTGGTGTTTGCACCACCAATTGAATTTGCCACAGTACCAGTGCTAGACGCAGCAATAAGCGCATCCAAGATCAACTGATCTTGACGACGGCCAATCGCATTGCCAACCACTTGCACAAGCTCTGAACGCTCGTCAAAGTTGACCTTCTGCTGAGAGAAGATGTCCGAGTACTCTGCAGCGTTGAAATCACTCATCGTGCAAGTAACGGTTGAGAATCCGACATTCATCGGGGTTACATCAGTCTGAGAAACGCGAGCAGTAGCCACGCCTCGACCGACTTTAGGGAATTTAACAGTGGAGCCTTCGACACCACGACGCTGACGTACAGCACCTACCAGCATTGCTTTGCCTTGGTAAGCCTGCTTGACCTCTGCGTCGAATAGTGTGACAAAGGCGTTAGATAAAGAAACGCTCATTTGATTTACCTCATTCGGTTGTTGATCAGGGTTTGTCGCGACGGTTAGCCTTTTGCGAGGGCCGAAAGCTTGCTGTTTACGTCAGCCATTCGTCAGCATCCACTGCGGTAAGGGCCAGTTGCCTGGTATGCCTTGTGCGCGATTGTATGAGTATTTGTACAAAATGCAAATGGTACTTAACAAATAAAAAAAGACCCAGCCGAAGCTGGGTCAAAATGGCAACTACAGGGAGATCAGGAAAGATGCTGCTGAAACATTCGCTCCACCTTTTGGCGGTACGCAGCATCGGTTTTGTATTTGGGATCACCGACCATTTGGTAAAGCTCTTCCTTACTGGGAGCGCCTTCCATGGGGGCAACTTCAATTGGCACTCGGCCTTCATAGGCAGAGCGAACTTTCATCAAAGCGCTCAGACCTTTGGCTGTACCGCCCATGATCTTGAACTCTTCAAAGTCGTCTTTGCTCCACACGCCCTTGTTTACCAGGCCACGCGCCCAGTCCACCATGCCATTCACCACAGCGTTGGCATTGGGGCCGAGAGACTTCATCTCTGCTTGTGTGTCTATGGGTGGGCCGGCCATGTCATCGGCCATTTGGTTGACGTTC